AATGACAACAGGGGGAGTAGTAGGTTATATAAATTTTGAAACACAGTCTTCAACGTCATTACTACCAGTTGGTTTTATGCATTATGGACCAACAACATCTAATTCAATAGGTAAATGTTTAACAGTAACAGCACCAAGTACACAACCTTTAAATAAATAAAGTTAAAAACTTTTATGGCAATCAATGAAGTTATTATTTGCAAGAGCTAAGGATATCAAAGATGATATAAATAAGATAAAATAAAAATATGTATTCATCAGGTGGATTTTTAATGGTACTAGGAGTAATTTTATCATTAGGTTTTATTTTGGGTATAGTTTGGTATGTTAATAATCAAATTCCTAAACACTTAAAAAAGAAAGAATGGCTAACTAGATATGTTGCATTGGTATTAGCAGCACTTTTAGGAGTTTTTATAGTTGATATGTTAGTAAGCTGGGATGTTAAACTAATGGATGATTCTATGAGACATGACTTATTTGACCTAATTAAAAACATTGTCCTTGTTGTGTTTGGATATCAATTTGCAAGTAACCAATCAAACAATCAAGATGAAATAGAATCAGATAAATAATAAAAAATTTTAACAAAAAAAATAAAAAACATGCAATTAAGTAAGAATTTAGCATTAGCAGAAGTAACAAGAAGTGAGACTGCTAAAAGAAAAGGAATTAGCAATATGCCAACTCCTGAACACATTGAGAACTTTAAGAAGTTAGCTGAGAATGTATTCCAACCAATTAGAGAACACTTTGGAGTTCCTATTCATATTTCATCTGGCTACAGAAGCAAAGCCTTGAATACTGCGGTAGGGGGAAGTTTGTCATCACAACATTGCCAGGGTGAAGCAATTGATATTGATATGGATGGTACAAGTATTACTAATAAACAAATCTTTGATTTTATTAAAGAAAATTTAAACTTTGATCAAATGATCTGGGAATTTGGAACAGATACAAATCCTGATTGGGTTCATGTATCTTATGAATCTACAGGAAAACAAAGAAAACAAATCCTTAAAGCAGTAAAAGCTGGAGGAGCAACTAAGTATTTACCATTTAAATAAACAATTATGAAATTTAGAAACAACTGGAAATCAGCAAGAAAACAATGGGATAAGATATCTATAAGACTTAGATTATCTTCAGTAGATGTATTTACTTTAGAGATAGATATCTATAGAGAATTTTACATGCTAACAATATTAAACTTAACTATTAAAAACAGATAAAAGTAAAATTCTTATTTAAGCTATAATAATCCAGGTAATTTAATTTATCTGGATTTTTTTTGTTTAAATATTTTTTATTTAAACTTTTATAGTATATTTGTTTAAACTTTAAAAATATAAACAATGGAAAATGTAGATCAACAAGAACAAGAATTAGATTTAACTCCTGAACAGTTAACAGAACGTAAGGAACAAATGCTTTCTTTTTATACTGAATCTTTACCTTATTTAGAAGCTCAATTAAAATATGAAAGTTTACTAACTAGCATAGATGAAATAAGATTTAAAAGAACTAATATTCAAATGCAGTATGCTATGTTAGCATCAGAAATGCAAGAAGGACCAGAAGAAGAAACTACTGAACCTACTAAAAGAACATTAAAGAAAAAGTAATCATGGCTTTAGTTAACCAGGTACAGAAACGTGTAAAAATGCCCAAGTGGGACATTGTTAAATTTCAGATTTTAACTCATTGTTATGTTAATCATATAACAATGAGTGATTCTGATCTTAACTGTCTTACTCTATTAAGTTTTAATCAACCTATAGAACTTACTCATTTTTGTTATGATGCTTCTGCAGAAGATGAAAAAATATTTAAGTCTTCTCAAACAGTAAGAAATTCTTTAAATAAATCAGAAAAAAATAATCTTATAATAAAAGATGATAGTAATAAAAAAATTATAATGTTAAATCCAAGTTTAAAAATACAAACTCAAGGTAAAATATTATTAGATTATAAATTTTTAGATAATGATTCCGAAGAAGTATAACATATTATACAAACCTGTTGCAGAAGAATTAAACATTAGTGAAACACTTGTTGAAGATGTAATTTCTTTTTATTATAAAGAAGTAAGACAAAATCTTAGTAATTTAGTTTTTCCAAGAATTAACATTGAAGGATTAGGACATTTTATTATAAGAACTAAACTTGTTAGAAATGCAATACCAAGATATACTAATTCACTTGAAAATCATGATACATCAACATTTGCAGCTTATTATAATAAAAAAGGTATTGAAACAAAATTAGAATTATTAATAGAACTAGATAAAATAATTCAACAACAAGAACTTAAAAAAATAAATTTTATAAAAAATAAAAATGAAAAACCTTTTAACAACTCTGTGGAAGAATAAAAAACAAATTCTAGAAGGAGTAAAAAATTCTATTATTAGAGATGAATTTGTAGAAGAAGTAGCAAGAATAAGATATGATATCTGTAATACTTGTGAACTTAAAGGAAAAAAATGTGCAGTAAAAGGTACTGCTCCATGTTGCAATGAATGTGGATGTTCTTTAACATTTAAAACTAGATCTTTATCTTCATCTTGTCCTCATCCAGAAGGTGCAAAGTGGGAAGCAATTATGAGTCAAGAAGAAGAAGATAAACTTGATGCATTATGAGTATTACATTTAATGCCATAGATCATAGTTATAATAGTATAAACACTGAAGGTATAGACTGGATTAGTGTAACAACTCTTGTTTCTCATTTTAAAAAATCCTTTGATGCTAAAAAGGTTGCTGAAAAAGTTTCTAAAAATAAAAAATCTAAATGGTATGGTATATCACCAGATGAAATTCAAAATATATGGAATGCTGAATCTACAAGAGCAACTACACTAGGAACTTACTATCATAACCAAAGAGAATCTGATTTATGTGCATTAGCATCTATTGAAAGAGAAGGTTTTACAATTCCAATATTTTCACCACTACCAGAAAAAGATGGTATAAAATATGCTTCTATACAAAAGTTAGAACCAGGAATATATCCTGAACATATGATGTATCTTAAATCAGTTGGTATTTGTGGACAATCAGATTTAGTAGAAATAGTAAATGGTAAAGTAAATATCATAGATTATAAAACTAATAAAGAAATAAAAACAGAATCATATACAGATTGGGAAGGTAAGTCAGATAAACTATTACCACCTCTAGATAATTTAGATGATTGTAATTTTAATCACTATGCCTTACAATTAAGTATTTATATGTATATTATACTTAAGCATAATCCTAAATTAAAACCTGGAAGAATATTTATCCATCATATTTCATTTGAACAAGAAGATGTTGATAAATGGGGATACCCAATAGCTAAACTTAATTATAATAATGAACCCATTGTAAAAGAAGTACTTCCAATTGCAGTTCCTTATCTAGTTGATGAAGTAATAAGCATTATGCATTATTTGCATGATAATAAACATAAAGTAAAAAAGAAATGATTGTAAGATTATTTGATGTTCAGAATGGTGTGGTTATTCCTACAGAACATTGTTATACACTAAAAGCCCTTAAAGATATAATGGATAACTATCCAGAAGATCATCTTAACATATATTTATATCTTTTTTATATGACTTGTCCTAATCCAGATTTGAATCCTTTTTTTCATACTCCTGAGATTGATAAAGAAAGTATTATTCTAAAAGAAATAAATGCTGAATTTTCTACAGAAGATGATGATATCTTTATTGCTTTACAGTTTTGTCAAAAAATGTATGAAACTCCTACATCAAGAGCTTATAAAGGAATGGCTTCTATGTTAGATAGATTAGCTAAATATATGGAGACTACACAGATTACAGCAGGAAGAGATGGTAATATTAATTCACTAGTAGCTGCAGCCAAAAACTTTGACCAGATTAGAGCATCATTTAAAGGAGTATATAAAGATCTTCAAGATGAACAATCTAGTAAAGTTAGAGGTGGAATTGGTATGGCTTATGATCAATAATTATGAGTGAAATATATCAAGACATACCCTGTTGGGATAATGGTACATGGACAACAGTATCATTTGATTCTAGAGAAGAATTTTCTAACTCTATTGCTGAAATATTTTCTGAACCTGGAAAGTATAAATTTGATGATACAAGTTTTCTTTTTAATCAAGAAGCAGTAAGGTTTAGAGAACAAAATGTATATTGTACATTTCCATTTAGATCTAAAGATTTTATAAATTATTGGGACAATCAAAAAGAAAAATGCAGAAAAGGAGTGTTCTATATAAAAGATACCAAGAAATGGTATATTACAAGAGACTACTATATGTGGTTAAACTTTTTACCAATCTTTGATAAAGAACAACAGAAGTTTGACTTTGCAAAAATTAGAGATGCTCAGTATCATATGGCACTATATGAACTACTTGCAGAACTTAATTATAAACATGTTGCTATTCTAAAGAAACGTCAGATAGCATCTTCTTACTTTCATATATCTAAGTTACTTAATCAGCTTTGGTTTGAGTCAGGGGTTACACTTAAAATAGGTGCTAGTCTTAAAGATTATATAAATGAAAAAGGTTCATGGAAATTTCTTGCAGAATATGCTGCATTTTTAAATGAACATACTGCTTGGTATAGACCTATGTCTCCTGATAAAGTTTTAATGTGGCAACAAAAGATTGAGGTAAGAAAAGGGGATAGAAAAACAGAAGTTGGTCTCAAAGGTACAATGCAGGGGATGTCATTTGAAAAGGATCCAACAAATGGTGTAGGTGGACCAGTAAAATATTTCTTTCATGAAGAAGCTGGTATAGCACCAAAGATGGATCAGACTTATGAGTACATGAGACCTGCAATGAGATCAGGTTTAACAACTACAGGAATGTTTATTGCTGCAGGATCCGTTGGTGATTTATCACAATGTAATCCATTAAAGGATATGATGCTTAATCCTACATCAAAAGATATTTATGCTATTGAAACTGATCTTATAGATTCTAAAGGTACTGTAGGTTTGTCAGGTTTATTTATTCCTGAACAATGGTCAATGCCACCACATATTGATGAGTATGGTAATTCACTTGTAGAAGAATCATTAAAAGCTCTAGATGAACAGTTTGTTAAATGGAAAAATGAATTATCTCCAGAAGATTACCAATTAAGAATATCTCAGCATCCAAGAAATATTGAAGAAGCTTTTGCACATAGATCTGTATCTGTTTTTCCTCCACATCTAGTAGCTGCACAACAAAGAAGAATTGAAGAAAAAGAATATTCATATGAATTTTTAGATATTTCTACAGATGAAAATGGAAAGCCTACTGTTAAACATTCTAATAAACAACCTATTAAAGAGTTTCCAATAACTAAAAAAACTGAAGATAAAACAGGAGTATTAGTTGTATGGGAAAGACCAATTAAAGATCCAACATTTGGACAGTACTATGCTTCAATTGACCCTGTATCTGAGGGAAAAACAACAACATCAGAATCATTATGTTCTATATATGTAATGAAAGCTCCAGTAGAAGTTACAAAAGTAACCGGAACAGAGACAGAAACTTACATAGAACCAGATAAAATTGTAGCAGCTTGGTGTGGTAGATTTGATGATTTAAATAAAACACACCAGAGATTAGAATTAATTATAGAATGGTATAATGCATGGACAGTTATTGAAAATAATATTTCTTTAT